ATTTAAGTTATCTTAACTTAGACTGGACACCTGTACCTATTATTCCTAAGTTTGTTGATATTGTAGTTAACGGTATGGCAGACAGGGTGTTTACTGTAAACGCGTATGCTCAGGACGGAATGTCTTTGGATAAAAGAAGTAAGTATCAAGTAAATCTAGAAAAAGATATGCTTGCTAAAGACATGATGAAGCAGGTTCAAGAGCAGTTTGGTGTAAACACTTTTGCTATGTCTGAAGAAGAAGTTCCAAATACTTCAGAAGAACTGGCGCTTCATATGCAAATGAAATATAAGCCTTCAATAGAAATAGCTGAAGAAGAAGCTGTTAATACTGTATTGGCAGAAAATAGATATAATGAAATACAAAAAAGATTATATTACGATCAAACTGTTTTAGGAATACAAATATGTAAAAATAGTTTTCAGCCTGGAGCTGGAATAAAAGTAGAGTATGTTGACCCTGCTAGTGTAGTTTACAGTTATACTGAAGACCCTAATTTTCAAGATTGTTTCTACTGGGGTGAAATTAAAACACTACCAATTATTGAGTTGATGAAGATTGACCCTAGCTTAACTAGGGCTGATATGGAAGAGATATCTAATTATTCACAAAGCTGGTATGACTACAACAATACAGCTCAATATTATAATAATAGTTTGTTTAGCAAAGACAGTTGTACTGTTTTGTTTTTTAACTATAAAACCACCAAAACATTTACCTACAAAAAGAAAGTGAATGCAGCAGGAGCTGAAAGAGTAATTGAAAAAGATGATACTTTTAATCCTACAGAAGAAATGATGGATGAAGGGAACTTTGAAAAAATTTCTAAAACTATTGATGTTTGGTATGAGGGTGTTATGGTTATGGGTACTAACATTTTGCTTAAATGGGAAATGTCAGAAAACATGGCTAGACCACAATCAGCATCTCAAGAAGTATATCCAGAGTTTGTAGCTTCTGCTCCAAGAATGTATAAAGGAGCTTTAGAGTCTTTGGTTAGAAGAATGATAACCTTTGCTGATTTAATACAGATTACACACTTAAAGTTACAGCAAGTAATATCTAGAGTCGTACCAGATGGTGTATATATTGATGCTGATGGATTAAGTGAAGTAGATCTTGGAACAGGTCAAGCATATAATCCTGAAGATGCATTAAGAATGTTTTTTCAAACGGGTAGTGTTATTGGTAGAAGTTACACTCAAGATGGAGATTACAATCAAGCTAAAATTCCTATTCAACAATTAAATAGTAATTCTGGTCAAGCAAAAATTCAAAGTCTTATAGGTAGTTACAATCACTACTTATCAATGCTTAGAGATGTAACTGGTCTAAATGAAGCTAGAGATGGAGCTACTCCAGATTCTTATGCATTAGTTGGATTACAAAAGTTAGCAGCTTTAAGCAGTAACACTGCAACAAGACATATATTAGATGCGAGTCTTCATATGTCACAAAGACTATGTACAGCATTGTCTAGTAGAATTGCAGATATGCTTCAGTATTCTGACTTTAAAGAAGAATTTGTAAATCAAATAGGTAAATTTAATGTTGGTCTAATAGAGGAGATTAAAGATTTATACTTAAGTGATTTTGGAATCTTTATAGAAATAGTTCCAGACGAAGAAGAAAAAAGAATGTTGGAAGCTAATATTCAAATGGCTCTTCAAAGAGATTCTATAAACTTAGAGGACGCTATTGATATTAGAGAAATAAGAAATATAAAATTAGCTAATCAAGTATTAAAGCTTAAACGTAAAGCTAAACAAGATTTAGAACAGCAACAAAAATCAGCAGCAGCTGAACAACAGGGACAGATAAATATGCAGTCTCAACAAATGGCCGCGCAAACTGCAATGCAAAAAATACAGATGGAGACTCAAGCCACTATGCAAATAGAAGAGGCCAAGGCTCAATTCTCTGTTAAAAGAATGCAAGGTGAGGCAGCAATAAAAGCTGAGTTGATGAACTTAGAGTTTGATCTTAACATGAAATTAAAAGGTGTTGAGGTTGAAGGTTTAAAAACTAGAGAAACACAACGCGAAAAAGCCAAGTCAGAAAGAATAACTCAAGCTAATACAGAGCAATCAAAACTAATAGAGCAAAGAAAAAATAACTTACCGCCTGTTACTTTTGAATCTTCTGAAGATAGTTTAGATGGATTTGACCTAGCTCAATTCGAGCCAAGGTGATTTATTAGAATTAAATTTAAATTATATATATAACTTTGTAAAAAATCAAATCAAATGGAAATTAAAGTATCTGAAGTAAATCCTTTAGAATCAAAATCGGTTCAAGAAGTAGAGAGTCAACTTTTAGAAAAACATGAGCAACAATTAAATGCTGAAGAGTCAGTAGATAAAGAACCTGTTGAAGAAGTGTCACAAGCTGAAGAGGCTGAAGTTGGTCCAACTATAAAGGACGAAGACGTTCTTTCATATATTAACAATAGATATAATAAGGATATATCATCTGTAGATGATTTGTTTACTCAAAAAGAGATGAACGAAGAATTACCAGAAGATGTTTCTAAATATTTAAATTTTAAAAAAGAAACTGGTCGTGGATTTAATGACTTCGTAAAAGCTAATAGGGATTACGATAATTTAAACGAAGACCAAGTGTTAGCAGAGTATTATTCTTTAACAGAAACTGATTTAGATAATGATGACATTCATTATTTAATTGAAGATAAATTTTCATATGATGAGGATTTAGATGATGAAGGTGAGATTAAAAAGAAAAATATAGCTAAAAAAAGAGAACTTTCTAAGGCAAAAAAGTATCTTAATGATTTTAAAGAAAAATATAGTGTTCCTCTTGAGTCAAGTGGGAAAGCTGTTTCTGAAGAAATGAAAAAAGAACTTGATGCTTATAAAAGTTATATTCAAGAATCTAAGACAGTTCAAGAAGCTAATCTTAAAAAGAATGAGTATTTCGAGAAACGAACTAACGATGTTTTTAATTCTGAATTCAAAGGTTTTGAGTTCGAGATAGGAGATAAAAAGATAGGTTATTCTTATGGAGATGCACAGGAAATGAAGGCAAAACAAATGGATCTAAATAATTTCATAGGTAAATACCTAGGAGATGATGGATTGATTAAAGATGCTAAAGGTTGGCATAAAGCAATTAGTGCTGCGATGGATCCTGACCGCTTTGCAAAATATTTTTATGAGCAAGGTAAAGCCGATAGTGTTGGAGATATTTCTAAAAAAAGTAAAAATGTTAACATGAACATAAGAAGTACTCCGCAATCAATAGGCGACACAGGATTTAAAGCAAGACAGGTTGATACTGGAAGTAGAAAAGGTTTGAGAATAAGAAGTAAAAATAAATAAATAATTTTAAAAAACTAAAAAAATGGCAGTAGATGCAGTACCAGGGTTTGACTTACAGCCAAGCTCAGAACAAGTCTTATTACAGACAAATTATATTACTAACTTTGATTTCTTAAATCAGTATCTTCCAGATACTTATGAGAAAGAATTTGAACGTTATGGAAACAGAACAGTAGCATCATTCTTAAGAATGGTAGGCGCTGAAATGCCTTCTAACTCTGACCTTATCAAATGGGCAGAACAAGGAAGACTACACACGAAGTATACAAACGTAACTTCAGGAGCAGCGGCAGCAGCTGACACAGCAACATTAACAATTGGAGATGTTTTAGTACCAGGTTCTGGTTCTATCGCAATTCGTGTTGGACAAACAATTATGTTATCTGACAGCACAGCGGCTTCTACAAATAGCAACAAAGCTATTGTAACAGCAGTTGATACAGCGGCAGGTACAATTGATGTAGCTTACTATGCAGCTGGAGGTCAGACAATGGCAGCAGGAGTTGTATGTTCTTTATTTATCTATGGTTCTGAATTTCAGAAAGGATCTGTTGGTATGCAAGGACAGCTAGAAGCTGATGATTCTATCTTTGAAAATTCTCCAATTATCATTAAAGACCGTTACGCAGTATCAGGTTCTGACATGGCTCAAATTGGATGGATTGAAGTAACTACAGAAAACGGTGCAACTGGATTCTTGTGGTACATGAAATCAGAACACGAAACTCGTTTACGTTTTGAGGATTACCTAGAAACAGCAATGGTTGAAGCAGTTCCTGCTGAAGCGAATGGTGGAGCAGCGGCAATCGTTGAAGGTGTAGCAACTGGAGTTGGTAACAAAGGTTCTGAAGGAATGTTTTATGTTATCGAAAACAGAGGAAATGTATGGTCAGGTGGAAACCCTGCTGCATTAGCAGATTTTGATGCTATTATCTCTCGTTTAGATAAGCAAGGTTCAATCGAAGAGAATGTTATTTTCTTAAACAGAGAATTTGGATTTGATATTGATGATATGTTAGCATCACAAAACTCTTACGGAGCAGGTGGTACTTCATATGGTCTTTTTGACAATGACAAAGAGATGGCTTTGAACTTAGGATTTACAGGATTCCGTAGAGGTTATGATTTCTACAAGACAGACTGGAAATACCTAAACGATCCGACAATGCGTGGAGATATCGTAGGTGGAGCAATTAATGGTGTTTTAGTACCAGCAGGTTCAACTACTGTATATGACCAAGTATTAGGAAAGAACGCAAAGCGTCCATTCTTACACGTTCGTTACAGAGCTTCAGAAACTGAAGACAGACGTTATAAAACTTGGATTACAGGTTCAGCTGGTGGAGCTGCTACATCGGATTTAGATGCGATGGAAGTAAACTTCTTATCAGAGAGAGCTTTATGTACTTTAGGTGCTAATAACTTCTTTATCTTTACAAACTAGAAGTAAATTATCAAAGGGGAGTGAATTAAAGTAGCTCCCTTTTTTTTATTATAAATTAAATCAAAATTAAATCAATATGGCATTAAAAAACAAACCAGTATTTGTAGACAAGGTTTACAAATTAACACAAAACAGAGCGCCCTTAAGCTACAGTATCCCTTCAAGAAACACAAAGAGAAGGTCATTACTATGGTTTGATGAGGAAACTGGAGTAAATAAAGCATTACGTTATGCTAGAAATTCAAAAAGTATTTTTGAAGATGAGCAAGACAAGAATGTTATTTTAGAACCTATCGTCTTTGAAGATGGTATGTTGTTTGTATCAAAACAAAATCAGATATTACAAAAGTTTTTAGCTTATCATCCATCAAACGGACAAATGTTTGTAGAGGTTGACAAAGAAAGAGACGCAAGTGAAGATGTAGAATCTTTAGACTTAGCTTTAGAGTCTCAGCTTATAGCAAAAGATTTAGGTATTGAAATGCTTGAAACTATAGCTAGAGTTGTAATAGGATTAAGAGTTGAGAATTTAACTTCTTCTGAATTAAAAAGAGATGTTAGATTATTTGCTAAGAGATATCCAAATGACTTTATGGAGGCTATGAATGATCCTTTATTAAAGCTTCAAAACAAATGTGCTAATTTCTTTAGTGAAAATCTTTTAACATTAAAAAACAAAAAAGATGTTTACTATAATCTAAAAGGAAACAAGAAGAAACTACTTACTGTTCCTTATGGTGAAGACCCATTATTTATACTAGCATCATTTTTACAGAGTGATGAAGGGTTAGAAGTTTTAAAAATATTAGATTCTAAAATGAAATAATAACTATACAAAAGAGGCTTCAAAATATGAAGCCTCTTTTTTTGTATCTTTGTGAAAATAAGTTTATAAATGGCATCAATAATAAATACAGTAAGAGCTACTGTTCTTTCAATTGCAAACAAAAATAATTATGGGTACATAACTCCTAATGATTTTAATTTATATGCAAAGCAAGCTCAATTAGATATATTTGAAGATTATTTTTATCAGTATAATAGTTGGATTGTAAAGCAAAATGCAAGAGTATCTGGAAGTGATTATGCTGATATTATAAAAGGGTTAGTGGAAGTAATAGATAGTTTTTCTTCTACTAAAGGACTAATTAACACAGGTATAAACTTGTTTGATTTACCTGATGATTATTATTTAATAGATAAAATTAATTACTATCCAAACCTTACAGCTACAGGTACTTTAACTTTTGGTTCAACAGGAAATACATTAATAGATTCAGCAGCAACTTTTGTTACAGGAGGTCAAGTAGTGGCAGGTCAGTTAATAGTCAATACTACAGGAGGAGGAATATATTCTGGAGGAAGCGCATTTGTTGTAAGTGTAGATAGCGAAACTCAATTAACAATATCGACTAATGATTTTTTTACAGGAACTTTTGAAGGCACATCTTATTCAATTTTAAGTACAAAAGGAATAACAGAAATAGAGAGAGTATCTCAAAACAAAATATTTTATTTAAACTCTTCACCACTTACTACTCCAGGGCTTTCATTCCCTGCGTATGTTTTAGGAGGGGCAAACAATGTTAATACAGGCAATACAATTACAGTTTATCCTGAATCTATTGTTACAGCAGGAACAGTTGTTTCTCAGTATATTAGATATCCTAAAGACCCTAATTGGACGTATGCTACATTAGCAGCAGGAGAACCTTTGTTTGATGAGTCAGCATCTGATTATCAAGACTTTGAATTACCTTTATCAGATCAAGTTAATCTTATAAACAAAATATTGCAATACGCAGGTATGTCAATACGAGAAATATCACTAACTCAATTTGGTCAAGCACAGGAACAGATGGATGATACCCAACAATCACCCAATCTAACATCATAAGATATGGCATATATAACAGATTATCAGTACTACGAAAATAACGGAAACCAACCCGAAGATGCTAATTGGGGTTCGTATCAATACATATCTTTAAATGATATAGTAAATAACTTTATGGTTATGTATGTTGGAAACGACAAACTAATTAATAATGTTGAGAGGTATAACATTGTGTTTCACGCAAAGAGAGCTATACAGGAATTAAACTATGACTCTTTAAAAGAAATTAAGATACTTGAATTAGAAGTTTGTGATACATTAAGATTTGTATTGCCACAAGACTATGTTAATTGGGTTAGAATATCAATGTATAGAGATGGAACATTGTTTCCATTGACTGAGAATATTCAAACTAATTGGAGTGATGCATACTTGCAAGA